ATGGCCACCGGGATGGCCGACCGCCTGTCGGCGCTGTACGGCCTGGAGCGCCAGGGCGTCATCAACAACGTCACGATCACCGCTCCTGGTGACGGCGCTCGCCGCTTCACCTTCACGGTCGTCGGTGACGGGCGCGAGCGCAGCCTCAAGAGCCACGAGCTGGATCCGTTCCTGTCGGGGATCGAGGTCGGGCTCTCCGCGCCGCGTCCGGAGCCGGCCGAGGAGCCGAAGCCCGCTCGGGCGGCGAAGTGACCCGTCCGGAGATCCTGGACGACTCCTGGGTCAACGCCGAGGCGCGGACCGTCGAGGCGGGCGACCAGGTCATGTTGGACGGCGATCCGCGAGACGAGTTGGTCAACGACGCGACCGCCACGGTCGCCAAGGTCGAGGTCTTCGCTCGCAAGGGCAAGACCCAGATCCGGATCCACATCACGGACCCGACCGACTTCGCGCCGTACGAGTACCTGGAGGTGAAGCTGACCGACCCGCTGTGGATCAAGCGGGCCACCAGGTAGCACAACAAGGGAGCCCCGCCGCAGACGAAGTGCGGCGGGGCTCTTCTTGTCATTGTGCCCGTTAGATTGGGACTTGGAACCTTGCCTGGGGAGGTCGGGGATTCCGGGGTGCCGTGAGGCCCCGCCTGGCGCAGTTTGCCGGGCGGGGCCTTTCGCCTACTCTGCGACGGTGTACGCCTCGGCCGCTTCCCCGGACAACCCGTTCTCCAGCCTCTGGTCGGAACTGGCGACGGCGCGTTGGCTGGCGGACGTAGGGCTTCCACTCCTGGCGGCGCTCATCGCGATTGCCCTCAGCGGCTATTTCGTTCGCTACCAGATCAACTACTCACGCGAATTAGCAAGGGCTGAGAAGCGTGCCACCGCTGCCGGTGCGCTCGGCTACGCGCTCATCGCTCAAGTTGACGTCCTCAATACCACCCGTGGCGATTCCAAGTTCTGGGCGAAGACGCCTTGGCCCGATTTCGGCGCCGTAGTGAGGGCGCAGCGCCAAGCGAGCCTTGTGCTCGGAGGCGGTCCGGCGCTTGAAGATGTTGTGCTCGTGACTCGGACGCCACTGTGGGCATGGCGGACTTGGCAGGGCGAGTGGGACGACCTACACGGTCAACACAACGTCGATCTTGTGGACTTCGGGCTGGCCATGGACTCTTTGATTACCCCGTGGAAGTCACTCATCCTTCGATATGCCGAGTCGCTCATTCAATGGGACGGGCTAGGCGAACTCCCACGCGTCACCCTGGCTGCCAAGTATCACGTTCCGCTCCCTGAGGCCACGCACAAGGAGGAACTCCAAACCTGGCGGACCCAACAGCGTCACCTGATTCGTCGGGAAGCGCTGAAGATGCGGGCATTGGGCGATCCTCAATAGGGACCAAGCCGCTACTGCGGCGGCTTCACGAATCGCATGACGTAGCTCCCGACCAAGGCCCCGCACTGCCCCTGACACGGTGACAGGCAACGACGAAGAGCCCCCACCCGACCAGCTGGGGTGCTGGCGGGCGGGGGCTCTCGTGTGTCGGTGGCGCTGCGGCGGCCGGCTACCGGACCGAGGTGCGGGGTGACGTAGCCGGGTGGCGGGTGACCTCGCCGACCGCTTGACAGTGGCAGGTCGGTGGACGGTGACGCGGCAATCTTCCACAGGTGGGTGGCCTGTGCACAGGGTGAGCGTGGAGCGGGAGTCGCCGGCTGATCAGAGCAGTGTGACGGTGACTGTGTCGTCGACCCGTTCGCCGTCAGTGGTGCGCAGGGAGGCCTGCACCTTGTACGTGTCCGGTGGCAGATCGGCCTCGAGGACCCCGGCGCCGATCTTCAGGACCACAGGGACGGGCAGGATGACGGCCCCGTCCCGTTCGGTGCGTGCAGTGCCGGTGAGGGTGGCCTGACCCGTGAGAGCCCGGCCGAGTGGGTCCCGGTACTCCCGGCGCAGGTGAACGGTTCCGGTGATCGGCTGGCCAATAGGGACCGGGAGAGCGTCGGCAGGCATCAGGCCTCCCCGTCAAGATCGGCCAGTACGTCCACCGTGTGATAGGTCAGCGTGGGAAACGTCTGGGTGATCCCGGGCTCCCAGGTGACCTCCCATTCGGCCTGATACTGGCCGGGGGCGTCGGTGTCCCCAGCGGCCCAGTCGTAACGCACCACTCCGCTGGTCGGGACGACGACGACGGCCGCGTCGTTGACCTTGATGGCGCCACCGCCGGTGAGCCGCATGATGAAGTCGACGGAGTCGGCGCTGGTGAGGTCCACGGGACCGTCGCCGCTGCTGAGGATGGCCTGGATGGACGGTCTGCGGTCGTGGGCCTTGATGGTGTAGTCCGCCACTCGGTGCCTCCTACGTGTCGATCGTGGATGCCCCGGGGGGCGGTGTTAGTTGGGCCGCACCCAGAGCGTCGGTGATGACCGCGAGGCCGGGCGTGGTGAGGGTCAGAACGGCGCGAGCGGGGGCCGTCGCCGTGGTTGCGGCGGACCCGGACGCGTCGAGCAGGGCTGCGGCAGCCAACCCGGGCGCGCCGAGGGTGACCCTCCCGGCAGAGTCGGCGAGCGCGGCGTAGCCGTAGGTGTGAGGCGGCACGAACTCGGCGGGTCGAACCCCAGTGCCGGACCCGGACCAGGAGGAGGTGCCGCTGCCGGACCCGACAGGTGTGAGTGTCCCGCCACCGGCACCGATGTAGCTCCAGGTCCCGCTTCCGTAACCACCGTGGATGCCGACCGCGGGGGTGCTCCCGGCACCGCTGCCGATCCACGTGGTGCCGCCGGCGCCTGAGCCACGGCGCACGGTCGCGCCAGTCCCGGTGCCGACGATCGACCAGGAGCCAGTGCCAGTGCCCTTACGCGGGCTGCGGCCAATACCGGCACCAGTCCATGTCGCGGTGCCCGCGCCACCACCCCGGGATCGCCGGGTCCCGGTGCCGGTACCGACAAAGGCGGCCGACCCGACCCCCGAACCCCGGGGCTTGCGCTTGCCCGCCCCGTTCCCCGTGAAGGTCCAGGAGCTGCTTCCGACTCCGCGGCGGTTGCTTCTGCCCGCACCAGCGCCGGCCGACGTCCAGGCCCCGGTGCCGGCGCCCTTGGGGGTCCGCTTGCCGGCACCTGTGCCGGTGAACGACGCAGTGCCGCCGCCCGAGCTGTTCCGAGTGCTCGTGCCCGAGCCGGTTCCCGTGAGCGTCCACGTGCCCCCGCCGGACCCCTTGGGCGTCATCGTCCCGGAGCCGGTGCCGACCAACGTGAACGTGCCCGACCCGTCGCCCGCCCCCGGCGGTGACGAGGCGGGCGCGACGACGAACGAGTAGGCCCGCCAGCCCGTCGAGATGGGGAAGGTTGCGGTGCGGGTGCCGGTCGGCCCTGCTGCGCTCAGCGGCTCGGTGGCCACGGCGAACGTCGTCCAGGATCCCTGGGTGTCGATCCGCTTGGTCATCGTGCCCGGGGTGGTCACGGCCCGGCTGGTGCCCGAGCTGCTGTCACCTCGCCGGTACCAGCAGCAGACCAGCAGCCCGCCCGGTACGCCGGTCACGCTGGGCGCGGCCATCGACGTACCGGTGCCGGTCGACGTAGCCGGCGGGGACACCACCAGCGGGGTGGTGGTATCGGCATCCGAGAGGGTGATGATGCCGGCGGCCTGGTCGACGCTGGCCGCGTAAGAGAACGTGTAGCTGGACGGCTCGGCGACGTCGGCGACGCGCATCCAGTTCTTCATGCCCGCCATCCCGGCGACCGTGCCGGTAACGCCCAGCTGCGTCCACGACCCGGAGACGGTGGTCGGGGCGGCGTCGTCGGAGGCGTGGAAGCCGAACATGACGTCCCCGGCCACGGTGCCGGCCGGCCGGTTGACGACCTGGGTCGCCGCCGCGGCGTTGGTCTGAGCGCCGTTGCCGGAGCGGAAGGTGACGGCCAAGGGTTACCGCCCCTCCGCGGTCAGAAGGCTCAGGTAAAGGTGGACGTCTCGGCGCCGCTGGTCACCGTGTACTCGCCGGCCGCATTGAACGTCTGGTCACCGGTGAGCAGGAACCCGCCGTAGTAGGTGCCCCCGGTGGCGGCAGACCAGTAGCCGACGCGGATCGCGGGGCCTCCGCCGGCACCGCCGGTGAAGTTGTAGGGCCCAGCCCAGGTGATGTCTCCGTCCGCGTCGACGGCGCCATTCACGGCTACCCGGGCCGCGGTGGACTCGTTCGCCGAGGAGGTGACGGCACCGGTCGTGTGGATGGAGAAGTAGTTGATGGCCGTGTCAATGGCGTTGGCCATCACCACGGAAGCGGCGTCGTTGAGCATCGGTCAGGCTCCTGTCGTGGGCTGGTTGTCGGCAGTGCCGCGCGGGGTGACGACGCGGGTTAGGTGTCGGCTGCGTGGTCGCCGGGGACGTCGAGCGGCTCGTTGGGCACCCGGAAGGTGGCGATCGCGGTGAGCACCGCGGCCACGGAGGAGACCGCCTGAGCCCAGTCCGGGGGCAGCAGGTTCGCCGTGAGCACGACACCGAGTACGCCCGCGGTGGCAACGAGAAGCTTGCGGATCTGCGCCGGGGTGTAGCCGAAGATCATCACGGGGCAAGTTCCGGGCTGGCCGTGGTGAAGGGGTTGACCAGGTCGGGATTCGCGCGATGCGCCCCGCGCCAGGCGTCCGCCTCGCGCGTGTACGGCTGGTCGGCGACGGCGACCACGGCCCCGTTGGCTGCGACACGGGCCCACGTCCACCCGGCGGAGTCCTCCCCGGTGACGGTGAGGCGGTCCCCAGCCGCGTCGGTAATCGCGGTACGCCACTGGTCGATCACGTCGATGCGGACAGTGAGCTCGCCGCTGGCGGCCATGACCCCGTCAAGCAGGTCGAAAAGAAGGTCCGTGAGGAAGTAGGCGTCATCTACGCCGAGCTTGGCGTTGTCGAGGTCACCTACCGCGTCGGCCAGGTCGTCGATGGCTTGGGCGAGGGGCGCGCGGATCGCCTCATGGCCCTCATCTGGGGACGGCGTGCGAAAGTCAGGTAGGTCAGAGCCCGGCATTGCGCAGCTCGATGAGTGCGTCGAGGGCATCCTTGGCGTCGTCGATGCGGGCCTGGTCACGTGGTCGGGTGCGCTGTGCGGCGATGTACTCCCTCGAAGCGTCGATGATGGCGCGGTCCAGCTCGGTCGATGCGGCGGTTCCCGCAACGACGGGGGTTGCGGTCGTGGTGACGGTGTATTCGGCCATCCGATGCCTCCAGGAGAAGGGTTTCCGAGCGCGTTGCAGATCAGTTGGGACGCGGGAGAGGGGTCCTGATCAGCGGGTCAGTTCGGCGATCAAGGCGTCCTTCGCGGCTTCACGCGCAAGGCCGGCTTCCTCACGGCCGCGCGCCGCATCCAGCTGGTCCTCCAGTTGGGTGGCCTTCGCCCTGACCCGCTCAAGCTGGATCTCCAGATCGTGGATCTGATCGTTGAGAGGCTTGACGAGGGCGACGGCTGCGGCGGTCAGCACAGACGTCGCCTCGGCACCCGCCTTGTCGGTGTCGGCGGCGAGCTTCTTGCGAGCCACAATCGCGTTGAACGCGGCGAGGAGGATCGCACCGCCACCGCCACCGAGGAGCACGGCGACCAGGTTCATGCGTGCCTCTGCTCGGCGATGGTGGCGCGCACCCATCGTTGGATGAGCCACGCCCGATACCAGGAGGCCAGCCCAAAACCGCCGACCAGCGCGGCTGGGATCAGGCGCCCCGGGCCACCGTTGTGCATGACGCCGACCGCGTAGATGACGGTGCCTACGCCGACTGCCACCAGTCCGACCTGCTCGATGAGCAGGCCCGTGTCGTAGCGGGGATGAAATCCCGGTCGCCAACGATCTAGCCACCGCCACCAGGTCCACCAGGCGCCGATCAGGGCGACCAGGCAGCCGACGACGAGGACGTATCCCCACACCCGGGACCACAGCGGCCCCAGAAGCTCGGCGGTGGTGCCGGGGGCGGGGGAGCCAATCAGCAGCGGGGAGCCGACGACCAGGCCCATACCGAGCACGAACAGCTCGAACGGGCCGCGAGCGCTATCCAGCGTTCGCGCGGTGAGCTGTTCCACGACGTCCCCCTCGCCGTGGCCGATCAGACGGTCGTGTCGACGGGCCGGGCAAGCACGGCATGGATGACGTCGACAAACCGGGCGTTCTGGTCATAGGTGTCGCCGATGCCGAGCCGCGGAGCGTCGGCATCAGGGTCTCGGTCGTCGTCCAGCAGCCAAACGAAGCACGCCCACTCCTCCTGGTTGAGGTGGCGCAAGCCGTGGTCTGTAACCAGGTGGACGGCGCCGATGTTGGACTTGTCCCCAGTGCCGTTGTCTCGGATTAGATACATGTCGCGGGGCCTCCGTCGGGGAGCGGGAAGGGAAGAAGCGGCGGCTGAACTGCCGCCGGTGACAAGTGCGACAGCCGTCTGAGCGCGGACCCGGCCGATGATGTCCCGAATGTCGATCTTGCGATCTGGCGCCCATTCGGAGTGCGAAGCGACCCAGGAGACGTCCCGGCCCAGCCCGGACAGCAGCGCCGCGTTCAGTCGCGGGTAGGCGTCGAGCATTTCCGGGGTCCAATCGCCATCACCGCCGGACTCGGCTTCGATGCCGTACGCCGCCGAGTTGCCGATCAGGCCACGGAACCCTCCGGCGCCGGCATGGTTGGCGCGCCCTGCCGCTACGACCACGCACACGCCGTCGCGGGCCAGGTAGACGTTGCACAGCGGTCCGTCCAACCCCGGGCGCCCGTTGGTAACCACCGACAGCGACGGGCGGGTGCGGGTGCCCCGGGGTCCTGCCGTCCAGTGGTCGACCACGCAGCCGGGGGCGAACGCCGAGGAGCCGCGCGTCTCCCAGCCGGGCACCAACTCCACCTTGAGCCCGAACCGGGCCAAGTCAGAGGGGATGCGTGTCATGTAAGGCACGGTCAGCGCTTCGTGAGGAACGGATCGGCGGCAGGGTCGTAGGGCACTGTTGCCGGCGGATCGGCCACCGCGGCGCGCATCAGCCCGTGAACGGATCGGTCCCAGCCGAGTTCGTCGTCGGCGTCCGCGAGCTGGTCATGAGGCGGCAACTGCTCCGCGGGCCACGGGCCTCGACCGTCGGGAGTGCTCACTGCGCCTCCTAGGGCATGGGTCGAGCCCGGCCACCTGCAGGCGGTCGGCTATGAAATCGGGGGGTCAGGCTCCGACGAGGAATACGGACAACATGCGGCGGATCACCAGCCAGTTCCCCGCGCCCACCGGGCCAGTTCCGGCCACGTAGATTTGGAAACGAACCGTGTCGCCGGCCGCTAGGCGCAGTGCGGTCGAACCGCACGCGCCGTCCTCGCCGAAACCGTTCGCTCGAATCGCATCCGAGCGAGATCCAGCGATCAGCAGATCCCAGAAGTGCCTGCCGGTGGGGACGCTCCCTAGCCGCCCGCCCCAGTTGATCGTGTAGAGCCCGCCACGGTTCGGGGGGATCTTCACGTGGAACTCGGTGCCGGCCTGCAGGTAACCCTCCGGGTCCGAGCCCACCACATCTGCGGTGCCGAAGGCGGTCGGAGATCCTTGAGACCCGTTCGGCGGGATCTGGACATTAACGATGGTGTCCATTTCGACGCCGTGCCGCTTCAGGTCAGGAATCCAGGCCCCGCCGAAATACTCCTCGATGTAACCACCGACGGAGCTGAGCATCCCGTTCGTCATGGCGTTACCGAGCGACGCCCACGTGGCGTACGCGGCATCTCGGGCACTCCGCGTATCAAACCTGGGAATTGTGTTATCCGCTAGGTCGCCGACAGCGTTCTGAATGAACTGGGCGATGTTCGGACTGTCGCTTGACTGCGGATAACGAGACCCAGTCAGCGGCTCAGTAGGCATCCGTCACTCCTCTATGGTTGGCCGATGCCGCGGTAAGCAATGCTCACTTGGCCGTCGATGTAGTCGCATTTCACGCGGTGCCCCACAACGGGTGTGTATGAGGCGGCGTAGGCGTTGACGGGGAGTTGGGTGCCGCGCCAGGAGACGGTGACGAGCGCGTTACCGTCCGATGCTGCGCCCGGGGTGACCGACTGAACGGTCGCCCAGAACTGCTGGGTCGGGACGTCCGCCATGCGCGCACTGTTGGCATCCGCGAACTTGCGAGCCGCTGTAGCCAACTGGTGATTCACGTGTACGAATCCGTACGAGTCGAACGGCCGTCGATCTGGGTGGAGCCACCGACCGTCAGCGGATGAGTGACCGTGTCCGCTACATGCCGTTCCAGTACCCGCGGAATGTCGTAGCGCTCTCGGGGCGGCAGGACATCGATTACGTCGAAGGCGTCCAACGCCGGATTGGGCGTTTGACCCAACGAGACCTGTGATGCGAGGCCGGTGACGCGGGAAAGAATCGTCAGACCTGCATCCTTCGCCGCGTTCTCCGAAGTGAGAACTGCGGTGTCATAGAAGTACGGAACAATCCCGAACGGGCCGGCGGTTTCCGGATTCAGGATCGGATCAACACCCGCGTAGGTTGGGGAGTTCACGTCCAGATCCCAGACGACCTGTGGCACGAAGGCGGATTGCGTAGAAGCGGAGGAGGCGACCACGACCACGTTGCAGGTATTGGCTCGGGAGCGCTCTCGGTCCAGGGCGATCAGTACACCCGACGGTGAGGCATCCACCAACCAGTCGGCCGACGCCCCGATCGTTGGGATGTCTGCGATGGTCGCTACGCCCTTACGGTCGAAGTACACCCACGCCCCGATCGACTGAGCCAGTTCCTGGATCGTCTTGTCCCGGTCCTTTTCCCAGGTCAGCTGCGGCACGGTGGCTGTCGACGTGGCGGTGACCACCACGTCCTCACCGGGCAGCGCACCGCGAATTAGGGCGGCGATCTGCGCCGTCACCCGCATGCCGCCCGACGACAGTTGCGGAAGGATGAACCGCGCCCGCTGGATCCGCGCCCACTTGTCCGGGGCGGTAAGCGACAGACCGCCACCGCCCTCGGAGAGCTTCTCCGAATCCACCTCGAAGACGCCCATGGGAATGCTGACGGTTGATCGGTCCGTGAAACGGACGGTCGCTGAGACCTTCAGTTGCGTCCCGATCGGGGACAGTGCATCGAACAGCCCTGGGCTCGGCGCGAGATCCAGATTGAGTACGCGCCGAACACCAGGCTTCGTTGTGTCCGTGATACGTCCGCCGGTGGGCACCAATCCGGTAGCGCCGCCTACAGGAGCGCCGTCTAGCAAGGCGTCGACCGTGTAGAACAAGACATACGAGCTGGCACGGATCGTCTGCACATAGAGGTCGGAAACTGGATAAGCCACGACCAACCTCCCGTTATGGACCGGCCAGCAGCGCCTGGAAGGTGGGATACGCGGTCATCAGTGATCCCAGGGACGGGTACACGAACAGGTCGGCGAGAGTCCGCTGGGACTGGGAGCCGCCCACCGGGGCGTCGACGACCGTCACCGGCAGCGACCACATGCGCCCCGGCTCCCCGGCCATGCGCGTGACCGAGGACTCAGCGACATCCCCAACCGACACGTACTCGGTGGGGCGTCCCCACCCCTTCGTGGCGGGAACATTGAGCAGTAGGGAGTCGCCACTGTCGAGCAGGTCATTCAGCTTTTCCCGCTCGACCTGACTAGCTGTGTAGACCGAGAGGTCGTATTCGGCCGACTTGCGCGCGCCGTCGGTCTGCACAACGGGCGTTCCGCGGCCCATCGGGTAGAAGACACCGCGGGTGACTTTGCGGGTGCGCTCTCCCCAGGCGGCGACCGTAATCGGCATGGACAAGGCGGGGACGCCCGGATGAATCAGCCACACCTGCGACGCGGCCACGGTCACCTGCGCGGAAACGGTGCCGGCCGAGGCCGTGGTGGAATAGGACACGGAAGCCCCGAAAGGCATCTCGTAGTCGTAGAGCAGACCGACCCGAGTTGATCCTGACGTGGTCAAAGACAGCGGATTGCCGTCCCCGGTGCGCACCACCGAGGTGGTTCCGTCGGGGTTTAGTCGGGTGACCGTCACACTGAACAGTGCAGGCGTACCCGTATCGGTTACATTCAGCCGCACCCGGGGTGGCACGTTGCTCGCCTCAACGGTGGGCACAACGGTCACAGTGCTCACGGGCTAATACCTTTGCCGGTTGTCGATAGCGGTGATGACGCTTACCACGCGACCTTCAAGAAGGTCGGTGACCGCCTCACGGTCCAGCTGCAACATGACCTGCGCCGGCGCTCCGCTCAACGCGGCTTCCTGTTCCGCAGTTCGAATCCGCTCAGGCTGCCCAGTGCCATTGAAGGCAACTGTGTAACCGGGCTGTAGCCAGCCCCCGTCGTCGAACGTGCCCAGGTGCGCCCGTTCAGTGAATAGGCCATTGGATGCGGAGCGGGCGCTACCACCGACTCGTACGCCGACGCTGCCCGTGGATTCCACCGGCACGCCCAGCAGGGTGCCGGCCATGTGCCCGATGCCATCGCCGGCATTCGGCGTCGACCCGATCGTGAACATGCCATTGCCGGCCGAAAAGCCGGACCATGGAAACGAGGCGGTCGAGCCCAGGCGGGCGTAGGGAGAGTTCCCGCGGATTACGTTGGTGATCGCCGACATGAACCCTGAGCAGTCATATCCTGACGGACCAGCGGAACCCCAAATGTAGGGCTTGCCGACCTGGGACTTCGCCCACTGCAACGCCCCGATGAACCCCTGTACTGGCTCGTATCGGTCGATTACCTGGCCTGCCAGGGCGTTCATGTTCGCGTTGTAGGTTCGGGCATCAAGCTCGGCTGCGATGCTCACCGGCGCCCCGACGGCGCCGCCCTCGGCAAATCCGAGCAGCGACTTCCGCCATGCGCGAATCGCGTCGTGCCCGCCTGCGGCACTCACCTCGCGCGCGGTCAGGACATGCTCGCCGTTGGACAGCAGCGCCGGGATCGAGTCCGACGTGCCTGTACCGGGTCCGGACACGGGGCCACCCACCGCGTACGTGCCCATCCGTCCGGATCCTGAGGCCGAGCCGTTCAGGTCGGGCATGATCGCCCGGGCCACGATGTCCACGGTGCGACCGCGTAGGCCGTCGATCTGCGCTTGCAGTCCCGTGACCGCCGCCGTGGCCTGCGCAGTGTTTGCCGTGAACTGCGTCGTCCGCTCCGCGGGAACGCCAAGCACCTGATCGGCCAATGTCTCCGCCGCGACCCCGGTGATGCCCATCTGGGCGGCCGACTCGATGAAGCTGGCGCGCAGCTGGGCGTCCGCAGCGGTGGCGTCGCTCAAAGTGGCGCCCTGCTGGATCAAGGTCGCGATGTACTGGTTACCTGCGTCGCGGATACCGAACAGCACGTCCTGCGCCTTGCGACCATTCTCGGAGTGCAGGTCCAGAGCACCAGCAGCGTCGAGGACGCTGCCGCCTTCCTCTGTCAGGGCTGCGGTGGCTGCGTCCGCCGCCGCGTAGAGGCCGGCCTGCGCCTCGACAAGGCTGATGTGCGCGCCGGTCAGGATGTCCAGGGAGGTCTTGAAGAGATCCGTCTGGGTCCGGGCCTCACCAGCGGCGTCGGCTGTGTCCTGCAGGTCGGCCGTGAGCTGATCCGCCGCCTGGGCAGCGAGCCCCATGCCGACCGACGACTCGTTGCTCGCCTCGGCAAGCTGGAGCGCGTCGCTGGTAGTTGTGCCGGTCTGCCCGGCTAGATCGTTGAGAGCGTCGAGAGCACGGTTAGCGGCACGACCTTCGGAGTCGATGGCATCCGCGGCGGCCCGCACACCAGGACCTGCGTGAATCGTGTGCTCGTCGACATACGCCTTGAGCCGCTCGCGCACCGCATCTAGCGCAGCACCCTGGTTGGTGATGGCGCTTGTGACCGACGGGAGTGAGATGCCGATGTCATCTGCCACGTCGAGCAGTCCGGCGTCCTGCGCGGCCTTGGCCGCGGCCTGCCGGACTGACTCGTTGATGACACCGTTGGCGGCGCGCAGGGCATCCGCGTAGTCCTGCGTTGCTTGGGTCGTCTTCTTCGTCTGCGCATCGGAGTCGCCGAGCACGCTCGACAGCAGCGTGACCCCAACAGTTGCTCCCGCGAGTGCGATGCCCCACGGTCCGCCGAAAACGCCAGTCAGCCCGCCCAGGCCGGCCTTGGCGACCCCGCCCGCTCCGCCCAGTCCGCCGATCGAGTCCTTCAACATCAGCGCACGCAGGGCGGCCGTCTCGCCCAAATCGCCAATTGTCTGGAACAGGCTTCCGACTGGACCCTTGAGCGCCGCCGCGGCGACCAACCCACCGACGAGGGCCTGGACTGGTGTGGGGAGGTCGGTGAAGAAGCCGACGACATCGCCGCCGACATCGACGACGCCCTTGAAGAGGTCCACGACCAGGCCCAACCCCGGCCCGAGCGTGCCCGCCACCTCGCCGCCAACGTCCTGAACGGCGGGCAGGACATCGTCGATCATGAAGCCGGCGAATCGGTCCACGTAGGGGATGAGTTCAGCGCCCAGAGACTCCGCCAGGTCACCAAGACGCTGCTGTAGCTGTCCGAAGGGCGTGGCCGCGGCCTCGGCAGCACCGCCGAACTCCTTGGACAGCTCCGCCAGGATCAGCTTCTGCGCGTCCATCGTCCGGCCGGACTCGACCAGCGTTGTGATCTGTTCCTTCTGCGACGCGGTGAACGACACGCCGACCCGCTGAAGGGCGGTCACGCCCTTGATCGGGTCGTTGAGCGCCTTGCCCAGCTGCAGCGCGCTGGAGCTGCTGTCCTGGCCCAGGGCCACCGACATGTCGGTGATGGTGGCCGTCGCCTGGTCGAAGATGTTGTTGCCCTTGCCGACCTCGTTGCGGACGTTGGTGAACGTCAGCAGCAGGTTCTGGCCGGACTGGATCGCCTCGTCATCGACGCCGGTCTTCTTCGCGATCGCCGACGCCAGGTCCCCGACCTGCTTGGCCGACACGCCAGCAGCGCCGCCGGTGGACCGGATGACGTTGGTGGTCAGCGCGCCGATCTTCGCCGACTCCGCCGCGGCTTCATACAGGGACTTGAAGCCGGAGATCAGCCCGGCTCCGAGCAGGGCACCCCCGGCGAGCTTCATGCCCTTGGCAATCAGGTTGCCGGAGGCCTCACCCTGCTTGCCGGCCCGCTCGGCGGAGTCCCCAACGTCCTTGAACGCGCGGGAAGCGGAAAGGTCCCGCCCGATCAGGTCGAAGACCAAGCTCAAGTTGGCCACGACTTAGACCTGCCCGCGGAGCAGTCGACGGGTGAAGCCGTTCATCGCCTCTACGACAGCCGCCTGCACCTCGGGGCCGGACTCCTTCAGCGGGTCCTCGAAATAGCCCTTGAGCCGCGGCACGTACTGGATGACGGGAGGCTTCCGGCCGAACACCGGGTGCTGAATGCGACCGAGATCGTTGATGCGCGGGTCGACCTTGGTGCCAACGATCCGCACCCCCGCCGTCTTCGCACCCGTCCGGGTCTGAACGCGGACCGGCTTCTTCGCCAGGGCCTCGTTCAGGCCACCTTCCTTCGGAGCCCGGTCGCGGGCCGACTGCTTGACCTTCTTGGGCAGCGGCTTAGCGGCGTCTCGAACTGTCCTGTGGAACTCCTTGCGCAGCCCGGTCTCCCCGGCGTCCTTGAGCGCCTTCGAGACAGTCAGGAAGTCGCGGGCCCCGCGGGTGGTGATGCCGTTCGCCATCACGCCACCCCCAGGGCTCGTCGTTCCTCTAGTTGCTCGACTTCCTCCACCGACAGCGCAGCGACGTGTGTCGGCTCGGAGATCAGCCATGCATCGAGCGCTGCCTGCTCCACCGGGAACGACGGCAACTGCGCTGGCTCTACGCGACCAATCAGCGCCTGCCGATCGGTGAGGACCCGGCGCTCCAGCTGCTCGACCTGCAACAGATAGGCCAGGTCGCAAAGGTCGGTGCCGGTCAGGCCGCGGAACGCGCCTCGTGCGCCTGTAGCACCATCAGCGCCTTGTCCGGGCGCCCCTCCGCTTCGAGCCGGGTCTTCACCCGCAGCCACTCCTCCGCCTGCTCCGCGACCGGAGAGGAGGAGTCGCCCACGGAGCTCGGCTCGGTGGAGTCCGGCCCATCCGAGGAGTCGGAGGGCCGCGAAGTAGGGCGGTCTGTCTGCCCGGTGATCACCTTCCGGACCAGCAGCATCAGGTCCTTGTCCGATGCCCGGGTCTTCTTCGCGTGCCGGCGGAAACGGTCCCAGTCCTCTGGCTCGATGACTGACTCGAGCAGGTCGAACATGGCGGCCAAGCCGGCGAGATCGTTGGAGTCGACATCGCCCTGCGCGATGGACGCGAACTCCATCAGCGCCATCGGCGGTACCGGGAACGACGCGGCGAACTCTGCGCCCTTGAAGCGGACCACCCGGTCGTCAGCTTCAGACACGGTTGAGCCCGGCGCCCCAGATCTTGAAGGGCTGCACCCCGGCAGTCATCGGGATCTCCAGGTTGAAGGTGCACGGGATCGCCGCGATGTTGGGTGCCTTCTGGAAGGCCGAGGAGATCTCTCCACCCTGGATGCACTGACGCATCAAGATGCGAACCGTGGCGTCCGTGGACTCCCACATGATCATCGAGCGGACCTCGGACCCGGGGGCCGGCGGTTCGAACGTGGACAGCTCCGTGCCGGTCGTGCCGGTCGGGGTCAGGGCCGCCACGCCGCCGTTTAGCGCGCGCTTGTAGTTGGACAGTGTCCAGTTCGCCAGGTTGAAGGCCATGCTGCCGCCGCGCTCCGTGGTGGCGTACTTGATGGGGTCGAAGAACTCCGCAACCCGAATCGCCTCCACCGTCGTCGAGTAGGCGAACGTCGACCCGTCGGTGGTGGCGCCGAATGGAATCCACGCAGCGGGCAGTGCGTCGGTGAACTTGGAGCCGGTCACAGACGGGGTTGGCTCAGCGGTCCCGATCGGAGCCACCCACAGGTAGCCAGGGTCGGTGATGACGTTGGGAGCGGCGAAATTGGCCGGAGCAGGCATCTAAGTCAGCCCTTCGAGGTGTCGGTGGTGATGCCGGCCGCCTCGCGGCCCGCCTTGGTGGTGACCTTCGCTACCTGGTCGGCGCGCACGACGCCCCCACTCACGTGGGAGACGGGAACGGCGTCGCCTTCGTTGAAGGCGCGCACCCCCTCAATGTCGATCGCGGTCACAGCCACGTAGGTTCCGTACTCGGCCCGCTGCTGCTCCCGCAGCTCCTGAGCGGTCATTGGGCTGTCAGCCATTCGGGGGCTCCTTCATCGCAGTTCCGGGAGTGGGGCGGTACGTTGCGCATTCGTTCCAGATTGGGGAATTCAGTGAGTAACCGGCTCGCGGTCGCCTGGCTCGCCGCACTGCTGTTCACGGCAGGACTGATCGCGGGACTGGTGCCCGTCCACGCGAACGAGGTGTCATGCGGTGCCGCGTTCTCGGGCGGCAACTTCGACGCGACCGCGGCGCAATTCGGCGACGACATCGGCGATGCAATGTCGGGCTACGACTTCAGCAAGACCGATTACGAGGCCGACTGCGCTGATCGGCGCTCCTCCCAGCGACTGCTGGTGGTTCCGGCGCTGGTCTTGGCTGGTCTTGTCGGCGGATTCCTGCTGCTCACCGCGAACTTCGGGGGACCCGTCTCTGCGCCTACACGGACCGAGACAGATAGCTGACCGTCACTGCGAGTCGCTGTTCTGAGCCGCTGGTGGTCTGGGCCGGCTGCACGTCAACCGACAGCGAGACGGTGGACGAGGCGCCGAGAACCCCCAACGTCTCGTCGCGCGAGATCTCGGCCTCCCACGCATCCGCCAGAGCGAACGCGCGGTTCCGTACCGCCGGGAGGTCTACGTCTCCGGTAGTGCAGACGATCTCCGAGCGGATGGATCCGTTCTCCTGGAGAGCACCCGCCCAGCCACCCTCGGCGTTGCGCGCTTGCTCGTACGTGCCACCGAAGTCTTCGCCGACGACGTAGCCGATCGTGCAGTAGTCGGTGGGGGCTTCTGCGGTGACTGGCGGACCGTCGTAGACGGCCACATCGGACCAGCCCGGAAGCGTGGGCAACAGTTCAAGCAGCCGCTCGATGAGACGCGGCCACGCCGCACTCATGCGATCTGCGCCCCGTGCCGGATGAACGGCTCCAGCAGCTCCTTCGCGCGGTTCGGGATCGCGTAGCCGATACCTCCCGCGAACGGGACGTCCATGTCAGGCCGCTGAAGGGCCAAAGCACTCGGAGACGTGCCCCGCTGGGTCTCCCAGAGGTGACCCGTGATGATCGCTGTCGCCAACGTGACGGCGGCAGGGACGCCCTCACGGCCGGCGGTGTAGGCGACGGTCATCGACCGGAGCGACGGAGGAAGGTCGTGCAGCAGTCCGGCGGCGCGGTTCACGAGGTAGCCGGTCACCGCGCCGTCGAGCTGCACGTCACCGACGACCGGCCGATGGGACAGAATCGCCGTCCCGCCGTGTACGGCCACAGTTTCGGTGACGTCGTCGACTCCGAAGGAGCCGACCAGCGAGCGAACAACGTCGTTGGCCGCCTCCAACATCAGGCCGAGTTCGTCGTCGTTCGCAGTCGAGGTCATGTTGAGGTGCGCCTTGACTGCGGAGAGCGACGCAAACGCGGCCACCGCTCAGTCCTTCAGCTTCGGATCGATCGACGAGTCCGGACGGGGCTCGACCACGATCGCGTCGAGCGCCTTCCGCTCGGCCTCACGGATGTCGGCGAGGACCGGGTCGAGGTAGATCTCGTCCTGGCCCTTCGCGTCATCCGAGGGCTGCTCACACTTCCGGCGAGCCATCAGGACGCCGGCGTCGTCTCGGTGTACTTGACGAACGCTGCGGTGTCGTTGATCAGGAAGCCGTACTCGGCCTCTGCCCGGATCGCGACGAGGTTGTTCTCCCACAGGGAGACCAGCGAACCGTTGATCGTCACCGTGGTCTCGGTGGAGACGTCGTAGGTGATGCCACCGACCGAGCCCCAGACAGCCTGCGACCAGTCGCCGGCGTAGGCGACGGGGTAGGCGGTGGACGTGGAACCCGGGACCGGTGCCGCGACGCCGGCACCCATGAACGACGGCCGGTTGAGCAGACGGCCGGGGCGGGCCACCGCGCTCGAGGTGGCGTCGTAGGGCAGGTCGACGTACAGCGGGCGACCCGTGGTGTCGACGGCGCCCAGGATGGTCGGCTCCACCGTGTCATCGAGAGCGAAGCCGGTCAGCTTCTTGCCGTCGTTGACCAGCGCCTTGAGGCCGTTCACGAGGTCGGTGTGCACCCCACCGGCGTTGGCTGCGGCGGTACCGAGCTCGACCGCCTTGGCGGTGTCGTCGATGTCCTGAGCGAACGGCGACGAGGTGCCGTGGAAGGTGGCGGCGTCGAACGCGATCGCGAACGCCTCCGCGATGTCCTCGCGCAGCACGTTCACGTAGTTGCCGGGGTTGGCGCGGACGACCTCGGCGGAGACCACCGCGATAGCGGCGAGCTTCTTCGGGGTCATCGTCTTGAGCGTCATCGCGCCCTTGGTGGCCGGCTTCTTGCCACCCTCCGACACCCAGCCCGCGGTGGGCTTGGTGGTGACGACGGGGATCTCGACGCCGTTGATGCCCAGCGGCACCTGGCGGGCGAGCTGCTGCATGACGGACATGCGGCGGGCCTGCTCGAAGATGGGGCCAGCCTGGTCAGGGCTGAGGAACCCGGAGAAGTCTCCGGTGACCGTCGCGGCGGTGATCGCCATGAGATGTCTCCTGGGTCAGAGGCGCCCGGACATCAGCCGATGCCGAGCTTTCGCTTGAGTGCCTGTTCGATCCCGTCGCCGTTGAGGGCGATGGGCGGGGTGCCGCGCACGCCGAGGTCGGCGTCTCCGACAGGGCGGGGGTTCGTCGCGGGCTCGGGTACGAGTCGCGTGACGGCGGCGGTGATCGCCTCGATGTCCGGCTCTCCGTCGTCACCGACGAAGCGCGCGAGGTTCAGGTCGTCCATGACCGCCTCCGCGACGAACGCGGGATTGCGGCGGGCGGCCTCGGCCGCGAAGGACGCACGGACGAGCCGGGTACCGAACTCGGTAGCGGCGGCCGTGCGGCCCCGCTGTTCGGCCTCGGCGATAGCACGCTCCGCCTCGGTCATGGATGCCTGGCGCTGCTGCTCCAGGTCACGAGCGGCCTTCTGGTGCTCCTTGGACCGCTGCTCCCACTTGCGGGCAGCGGCCTTCCAGTCGGTCTGGTCGTTCTCCTGCTCGTCCGGCTGTGCAGCCGACGGCTGTTCCTGGGCAGGCTCGGTTGAGGCCTCGGACATTGATGGCTCCCGTGCGGGAAAGACCCCGGCGCCCGTGCGGGCAGTGGGGTTGGTCAGTTGGTGGCGCTGGGCTGGTCGGCCTGGCGCTGCGCGCTGGCGGCCTGAAGCAGCCCGACCGCGGCCATGGCCGCGTTGAGCGAGAGGCCGTCGCGTTCCTGCAGCTCGCGGGCCAGTTCCATCCGGGCGCGAACGTCCGCAGTCGCGGCGCGGTCGCTGGCCTCCTGAGCGCGGGCCTTCACGGCGGCGCGCTCGACGGGGCTCATGCCGACCGCCTCCTGGGCGGCCTCGGTGTCGTAGATCCCGGCCTGGACGCCCTTGACCGCGGCGTCCATGGCCTGCGCGATGGCCGGAGTTGCGGCCTCGCGCCAGGCGACCTGCATGCGGTTGTAGTCCTGCGGCAGATCCGCGAGACGCACGCCGTCACGGGCAGCGACCGCCAGCCGCATCGCCCGGGCGTATGCCGGACCCCACGCGGTCTGCTTCTCCTGCGCCCGCAGGATCAAGGTCGTCTCGGCCGCGCGTCGGGCCTCGGCGGAGGCGGGGTTGTTCGTGTGGAGACCCAGATCGTCCGGCGGGAGCCCGCCAATCGCGGCGAGCGCCGACGTGAGCAGGTTGATCCCCTGCACGAACCCGTCCAGGGTCGCCTCGGGGAACTGCCCGAACTCGACGCCCGTGCCGGCCAGCCAGGTCTTGCCCTTGGTGGCCTTCTCCCAGTACGCCGCGACCTCGGCCTGGAGGCGCTCACGTTCATCCGGCGTACCGGTCGGGATCTGGATGCCCGTCGCGTAGCGGCGCGGGGTCGTGTAGAATTCCGCCGTCACCAGCAGGTCGGTTGCAAGCTTGTTGATGCCGTCCGCGATCGGAGCGATCGAGGCCAGCTCGGAGCGGCCGGTCCTGTTGAGCAGTCGCCCGCGGTTGACCAGCGGCACGACCGGAACCGCGCCGAGCGGGTTGACCAGCACCTGGTCGATCTCCCACGCGCCGCCCTTGTGAGCGACGTAGCGGATGACGCGGTCGCGGGTGTAGAGCGTCGCGAAGGAGTAGTCGCCGTCGTCCCAGCGCTTCAGCGCTGACCGGATCGAACTCCCGAAGGCGTCCCACTCGACGGTGACCTGGTGCGCGGACTCGACCGAGATGATCGGAGTCAGCGGGTCGTCGGGGTTGCCCCAGACCGCGAGGTAGCTGATCCCGTGGACCAGCGTGTCGATGTGCGCGTAGTGGCTCTCACCCGTCAGGTCGTTCGCGGTCCAGATCCGCCACAGCTCGTCGTCGGTTCCGCCACCCTGGCCGAGTCGGAAGCCCTCGACGTGTAGGCGGCGGGCAACCGAGTCGACGATGACCTCGGGCCAGTTGACGACCAGCGGCGTGAGGCGTGCCCCGACCTGCGCCCGAATCTCGGGAGCCATGAAGGAGAGGGGCTGATCGCCGGAGTAGTAGCGATCAACCCGGTCATAGGTGGTGTTCGCCAGCGCGAGCTGCTCGGCGAGACGCTGAATCTGCGACAGGTTCGGGTCCGTGGACGTGACAAGGGAGAGCGTCACGGGAGCGCCACCATCCATCCCCCGCTGGTCTCGGTAGCCGCTACGGCTAGTCCGTGGAGTGCGAGCGCGGCGGCGACCAGCGGAGAAATGTCCGCAGTCCCCTTCCGGTCGAGCACTCGTGAATCGGTCGTGGAGCGCCAGCGCGATGCGCGGACGCTGGTGTTGAGTGCTGGCTCGTTCCCGTGCCGGACAGTTCCGGCGGTGACCGCGTCCGAAAGCGCGTTGTGGGCTCGCGCCTGCTCGGCCGGGCCCGGCTCGATCGCGTCGATTACGAGGCCACGCGAGGCGGTGTCCACCACCGCGCGTCCACCCCAGGTCGCACGCAGATCGGCGGCACGGTCCGTCACCCAGCCGGCCGTCGGCCTGTAGTCGGCCAACATCACGTGGGCGTGACCATCGGGTCGGCGCCACGCCACGGCGATTGCGGCCCAGGAGCGGTCAGGAGCCGTTGCGACCCCGAAGGCAGGCGTCCGACCGCGCTCTGCGTCCGGGTCCGCGAGAGCGGTCCAGGCGGCTCGGTCGATCGCTTCGGTCCCAGCGGCGCGATCCGCCCACAGTCCGAGTCGCTCGCGCGCAAACTCCTCGGCCGGAAGCGCGGCGCGCTCCGCGGCTACGAAGGACTCCCGGATCTGGAGCCCCATGCTCGGGTTTGCCTGCGCCCAGGCAGTCCGATCGTCTAGGTCGGCGCCGTCCTCGGCGGACCATTCGAAGTACGCAAGCGAGGGGTCAAAACCCCTCTGCCCACGCTCGCGGACGCGCCGCAGCGCATCCGAGTCGGCCATGCCGGCGCTGGACGTGTACCAGATCTGCGGGTTGGGTCGAGCCGACAGCGTCGGCAGGATCGCAGCGAGCGACTCGTCCGAGAGGTTGTATGCCTCGTCGATCACGACCAGGTCGGCGGAGAAGCCGCGGCCACTCTTGCTCGTGCGGGTCACGAACTTGAGGCGGGCGCCGCTGTTCAGCTCGATCGACTCTGCGCCGGATCCGGTCCGGATGATCCGGACCTGCTTGGCCAGCGTCTGCGAGCCCTCGATGAGGTCCCGCACCCGACGGAACGCCTCGGCGGCAGTCTTGAACTCGTGTGCCGAGTGCAGGATCAGCGGAGGCGGCGCGTCCGGGTCGGACAGGAACAGCCAGGCCAGTTCCAGCGCCTCGAGGATCGACCCCTTGCCGTTCTGGCGAGGGACGATCAGGCCGACCTCGAAGGCAGCCCAGCTCGCGTCCGGGCGCTCGCCCATCGCCTCGCGGAGGACGTACTGCTGCCACGGGTGGAGCTGAAGACCTGCGAGCGCGGCCAGCTCTATCGCGTCGTCGCCCGCCGTGGAGACGGCGGGCGGAACGCTAGTGAGCCTTGGAAGCTGCGCGCCGACGCTGTCGCCGCTTGGCGAGGTCGTCAAGCCCGTCCGTCTGGGTGGTCGCGGTCATGGTCGCTAGCTCGGCCAGCACCGACTGATACCGAGCGGCCAGGGGCGCCAGCTCCCGATTGCCAGCGCCCTCAATTGCGGTCGCCAGTCGGTCCCGGAGCGCCTCAAGCCGCTTGACGTGGTCGGCGCTAGGGGCGGCCGTCTTCGTCGGTCCCACGGGAGTTGAAGGGCGCGCCACAGCAACCTCCGGGGAGCAAGATCATTTGGCCTATGAGACCCGTAAAGAGAAATGAATACGGGCGGGTCAGAAAAGGCGTGACCATCCGGCCTAAGCCCCCGGGCCTTTCGTGCTACCAGCGGAGCGACGTGCTACGTGCTCGACGCTGAATGGCATTCGCGCGCTTACCCGCTTCGCTTAGGTTGCAGGCGCGGTGCCAGAACCCGAGTACCCGCGTTCCTGTCGGATCATGGGCGAGGTGCAACCACGGACCCATCGGTCCTAGTGGTCGTCCGCACCACCCGCACAGATCAGCGGGGTCATGGACTGCGGCGAGCGCCTGACGCTGCCTGCTGTGTTCGACCCCGTACTTCGCCTGGCGTGCGCTCTTTCCCCACGCCATCGCTTACCGCGCCGACCTCTTGTCAAGCAGGACGGTCATGCATCGGTCAGCCATGCGGCGTGTCATCGTCCGGATTCCAACGAAGCGGGAGACCGAAGCCCACATCGGAACGTGATACGTCGACCGGCATCGGCGCGGCATGCAGGCGAGGCGGTACAACCTCACGGGTCTCGTGGCCAGGGTTACCGAGGATCTCGATGTCCAGAACATCTTGTCCGAACAGAGCAACGGTCAAACGCATAAATGGCGGCCGTCGAGAAGCATGGAGCTACCCAGACAAGTAGAATGTATCACATTCAACATCATCAAGATGCCATCTTCTCGGCGAATACTTCACCCATGAAGTCCCCAAGAATGCTGGCATTCCACTGCCACTGATTCCCGGTGGGATCTACACAGGTGGATTCACTGCAATAGAGGACGCCGACCGAGTACTCGTCACTGGCCCGAAGCCGAAGTGAGGACGGGGCCGTGCTGCAGTGCGGACAGGAGAGCGCGCGCACCACGGCGTCGGGGCGCACCTCGTCCAGGAGCAGACGCGCCTGTCGGATCCAGCGAGCACACGCCTCCTCGACCTCCTGGCGGGTCTCGATCCACACGCGTCCGGTGTCAACCAAGTCGGGGAACTGCGCCAACGCCTCGAACAGGTACGCGCGGCGAGGCCTGCCGAACACCTGCTCGGTCGCCTCTCGATACAGCTGCGTCCCATCCCGATGCACGGACACCAGCAGGTTGAGCGGACCCATTCCGAGCGGCGGGCGCGAGCCCGGACCCTTCGAGTACCTACCTGCTGCGCCCGACCGTAGCCCGAGGCAGTGTTCCTCGACCGCGGGCAGAAGCCCGATCCGGCGACCCGTTGATTGCTCAGTGAAACCGTCGAGCAAAAGGGCGCTGACATCGTCACGCAGATCTGACACGCGTCTCCTATCGCGAATGGAGACAGCCGCTCGCCCGCCTATTCAGCGGACGCGCGGCTGTTAGGCGAATGGTATCGCCCGACGCGCGAAAGCTCTGCCACACGAAGGCCCCGGATTCGCTGGCTGATGTCGCCCTTTTCCGAGTGCGGCCCGCACATGCTCGCCGTTGTAGTGCCGCTGATAGCCGAAGTCATCCCGCTATTTAGGTGGCCGACGCTGGAACGGCGGGTCCGCAATGACGTGTCCCTCACCAAGGAACTGACCGACGGGATGGGTAAGCGATCGGGCGTTGCAAAACGGAAGTTGTGTTCCGATGATCCGGCGCAGCCGCGGACTCACTGATAAGCCTCCGGAACGCCCGTGACCGCGGATCAGTGACCCGACGGTGAAGTCTGGGAGTGACTACTCCTTAGTCTCGCCCTCTTCGTCGGCTGGATCACGCTCCGTCAGCTCTAGCGTCATGGTGTCCTGAAAGAAGTCGTCCAGCTTGGCCAGATCCTCCAGGCTAGGCGGCTGAGGTCCGGGTATGTCGTCTCTAACGTTGTCCGTGTAGCGCTTAAGAACGGCCACCTGGTAGTCGGCAGCAGCCTTGACAACCCGTGACCGATTGGCCCGGTCAAAGAGCCACAGGAGTCCGCTTGCCGCGAAGAATGGCGCGGTGTATGGAGCGACCTCAAACACGATAGTGAGTGGGCTGGCATAGGAGAGGCGCTTGACTTCCATGTACCCGCCGCCCGAGGCAAGAAGCCACCGATCATCTTGCTCCCCATCCGCCCAATAGGCCGCTTGTTGGCCGATGTCAAGGGCGTGGCCGAGCCGATCCAGGTAGGAGAGTATGGACCCGAACTCATTGTCACTGTCCGGACTCTCGCGACGTTGGACAGTTAGGAATAGATCAACGTCCTGGCGCGTATGGAAGTCGCTGAGGGTCACGCAGGCACCCTAGCGGCGCACAGCGTGAGGCGTAACTGAGCGACGCCGCAACCGCCTTCCGCTGGGGCTCTCCGCTCAAGAAGTAGCTAACCCGGGAACCAACCGAGTCGACCATGTCGTCGAGAGGGGCCTTCGGGAACGCGACGAGCATCACGGATCGGTAACGATCCGGCGATCTGCTTGTCGGAAGGGGCTGCAAGTCGGGAGAAGTCTCATGGACACGCTCATCGACGCCATCGAAGCCCTCGCAGCCCTCGTCTCAGTCGTCACGCCGTGGTTGCAGAGGCAGGGTGTCGGCACCCGCAGAGAGCATGGCCGGGTGCCCGACGACGACCGCCGCCCGTACACACCTCCGCGAGCGGTGGACGTCGAGCACGATGACGGGACCTGGTACCCGGGTTGGCAGGACGCATGGGTCCGGTGGCCGGATGGGAGCTGGCGCGCCTCGGTCAGCTACACCATCGCGCCCGGAACGAAGTACCTGCGATCCGTGCCGGCGGAGAAGGTGAGACTGCCCGACCGATGACCCGGGCGCTGTCGGGCGTCCCATCTAGTCTCCGCGCGTGGTCCTTCAGATCCTCAGCGTGGTCGTGCCCCTCCTCGCTGCGGCGATCCCGCTGTTCCGCTGGCCGACGCTGGAGAGGCGCACCCGCCGACACGTCGCGCTCATTAAGGAGCTGCCTGACGGCATGGGAAAGCGCTTCCGTGATGCGGTCGAGGATGAGCTGCGGGAGCTCGGCCACCGGTCCGAGCAGCGACTCACCCGCAACGTCCGAGCGCTGGAGTTCGCCGTCCGGACCGCGATCGTCCTAGGGCTCTTCACGCTCAGCGCTGTCGCCTACCGCCGCGTCACCGAGAGCGACAACGTCCTCATCACGCTCGGCCAGGGACTGTGGATCGCCCTCTCAATGGTCGTCTTCATCGGCCTGCTGTCGATGCTCTGGAAGGCAGCAGGGTCCCGCTACGAGATGGAGAGGCTCGGCCGTCGCGCGCAGGACGAGGGCAAGAGCCTCATCCTCATGAACGGTGCCTGGCAGGTGCTCAGCGATGAGGAGTACGAGGAGCGCAAGCGCCGCCGCAACTCCGGCGCCGCTAATCACGAAGAAGCCCCGCCGCAAGCAGCGACGGGGCAACTCGGAGATAGCGGGTTCACTCCCCAGACGAACCAGCCAGAGCCAGACGGTGAAGCACCCGGGCATCCCCCTCTCAGTGACTCAGAGCGGAACTGACGCCTCTCGCTCCGCGGTGCTCGCGGATCGCCGTGAAGGCGGCAGGCGGTCTTCGGCGGGGATCTGCGAGACAGTGGACGCCGACTCCGTCAACAGCGGAGCCAGCTCCTCGGCCAGCTGCTCGGGATCGCGCAAGCACGCCGCAGCCGTAGCGTGAACGGCGTCAGCCTGGACGCTGGTCAGCCGATCCCACACGCTCACACTCCGAAGACCCGGATCCCGTGTCGACCGCCGGCGCCGCGGGTCGGACCTTTTCGAGTCGGCAGCACCCCCGAAGCCTGCCAGGAAAGAAGGAGGTTGTTTGCCCGTCCGTAGCTGATGCACAACAGCTTGGATAGCTCCGCGACCGAGAAGCCGTAACCGTCGTCTTCTCGCATGACGGCCGCAACGGGATCGACCGTTCCGGCGTCCCGGATAGGCGCGACGATCTTGCCCCTTCGCGCAGCGGGCCCTGGCTCGTGCGTAAGTCCCGGGGTGTCGGACGGAACGGTCGTGACCTTCCATCGGGTGTCCGTCTCGGTGACGTGTCCCCATTCCCGGGCGTGCCTACTTGCCGTCACGAGGCTGTCGTCTCCGGCGCCCGACTGCACACATTCGCGGCACCGCCACGAGTCCAGCCGGGTCTCGTAGGTCTCCTCAATCGCAAATCCGACCGCACTATTCATTCAGCAGCTCCAGGCCGGGACACCGAACTTGTGCTTGTACCGCTGACCCTAAACGCCCATAAGGCCGTAGGACTAGGCGGCCCTACTAAGCGCCATCAGGATCCGCTAGTTGGATCTTCACCTTTCGGTGTTCGACCAGGTCTGCCATCTCGGTGAGCACGTGGCACACTATCGGCTTTGTTCTCGTCTTTTGCGAGGATCACGAAACGGCCATTTCCTGTGCGCAGAATTTCCACGCCGGGGCCGATCGCCTTTCCGATCCGCTCCATGAAGTCGATGTCGCTGAGGGTCGTGACCACCCGGTCCGGCGCTCGTGAAGGAATAGGGATCCGCGGTCGGTTAACCGTCTGACTGGTGTTCCGGACCAGCTCGAGGATCTCCTCCAGCAACTCGCGGTCCTTGCGGTGAGGTGCCTCCGGCCGCCCCGGCTCCTGGACGGCCCGCAGCCGCTCCTGAAGCTGCGGCCAGAGCCCAGTAAAGGCGGCGCTGAGGGCCTGATCCGGCCGGGGACGCTCCAGCGCCCCGTTGAGCGACGTGACGACGTCCCGCATGCCGGCCTCGTCGGCCGACTTCATGTGGAACTGGCTCAGCGGGGACGTCACGTCCGACGTAGCCAGCCGCCACAGCAGCGGGACGACTCGCGCGGCGTCCACCGACTTGCTCAGGGCCCCGGCCTCGAACAGCAGCCACGGCGCCGAGAGGTTGGTCGGCGTGAGGCACAGGATCCCGAAGTCGCTGTCCTCCAAGGCGCCCGAGATCACCGAGCTCCAGCGGACGCCGGCCTCGTTGTCCCGCGCGGACATGTACGGCTCGACGCTCTCGAACATCGTCGGGAGCCAGTCGCGGACGGCCTCTGCGATCTGACGGCTCTCCGGACCCGACCAGCTGATGAAGACCTTCACGCAGGTGAGGCTATGAGACCTACACGGCCGGGACATGTCGACGCTCTCAGCTAGCCTCCTGGCGTGCCTCAGCCGGACGCCACTCGCGAGGATGTGCTCAGCGCGATCGCAGAGTTCGACGGTCTCGGCCGAGAGGCGTTCCTCGCTCGCTATGGCTTTAGACCTGCTCGCGACTACTTCATCAACCACGGTGGCCGCTTCTACGACTCCAAGCCGGTGCTCGCCGCCGCGCACGGCAACCGACACGGGACGCCGCTGGCAGCCACAGACTTCTCAGGCGGAGACGTTGGCGCCGCACGCGTGCTCCGCGGACTCGGCTTCGTGGTCACCGAACCCAGCCCGGACTGGTCCGAGGACGAGATCACGCTCGCCTGCGACCTCGTCGCGCAGAACGACTGGAAGGAACTGCGCCCCAACCGTCCGGAGGTGATCGAGCTGTCCGCACTCCTGCAGCGGCTGTCCCGTCACCCGCAGGAACTCCGCGGACCACGCTTTCGAAACGCGAATGGGGTCGCTCGGAAGACGTCCGACATCTTCACGCAGCACCCGGAGCACACCGGCGCGCGGACCCGAGGCAACAAGCTGGACCGCAGCGTCCTTGAGCGTTTCCTCGCGGACCCCGCCGGCATGGCGCAGCGCGCCGCGGCGATCCGATCGGCCGCTGAAGCGCCGGAGACCAACGAGCCGGTCCCTGATCTCGACCTGGACGCGACCGCTGACGAGGGCCGCCTACTGGAACGCAACCACCTTGTCCGCGAGCGCAATCCCAAGCTGCGCCAGCAGAAGATCACCGCCGTTCTCGCGGCCGGCCTCGCGATCGCGTGTGAAGTTTGCGCCTTCGACTTCGAGACGATCTACGGCGAACGCGGCCGCCAGTACATCGAAGTCCATCACCGGACCCCACTGCATGCGTCCGGTCGCCAGAGGACTCGACTGACCGACCTGGCGCTCCTCTGCAGCAACTGCCACCGGATGATCCATCGCTATTCGCCGTGGTTGACGGTTGAGGAGCTGGCGGACCAGGTCCGGTCGACGTAATCAGCCTGGCGACGTATGCAGGTCACCTCTCAGATCGACGCGCCAACGTCCCTCGGTAAATCCACCCGGCCTCGCCGTTTCCGTGACTCAGAGTCTGTCTGCGTCCGCTCACACGGATGGATGGAAGGGGCGGCGCAGGCGCGACTCCAGCCGGTCGGACTTGTCTGGGTCGTTGAAAAGGTTGAGCAGGCAGTGGCTGAAATCTCCGGACCACAGCTCCCGGCCCATTCGGGTCTCCAGGCAACCAATGCACAGCAGACCCGCCCCGCCGTCCGGGCCGAACTCTTCCCAGATGTGGTTATGGACCATGTAGTCCTCGGCGGCGGTGTCCGCGCCACAGTCGGAACACGGTCCCCGACTGAGCAGCCGCTGTCCTCGTCTGCGCCCCGTCACGCCGCCTCCTGCTCCGCGATCGTCGACGTTCGGCCTCACTCTCGACTTGCGAGTCCGCCGCTGAACCACTGCACGAGGGTCACGGCGAGGGACACCGCGACCGTCGCCTCCTCCATCGAGACGTTGCCGGGCGCCGACGGCTGTCCGCCGTGCCGGTCGTGCTGGCCATGCCAGAGCAGCCGCATCATCCCGATGATCACGTCACGGGACGACGCGTCGTCGTGCTCGCGGGTCATCGGCAGGCGCCAGTTCCCCTGGTTCTCAACGTCTCGCAGGACCGTGCCCAGCGTGGCCTTCTCGTTTCTCGGCGACACCACCGGAATCGCCGCGTCCTCCACGGACAAGATCGCCAGCCGGTACGCCTCACTAGGGCTGGGTTCCAGGCCGTAGAGCTCCTCCCACGCCTTGGCGAGCCGCACGCCGGCCCGGCCGGAGCGCTGCATGACCGAGTCCGCGGCGAGCTGGACCCCGGCCGGAACCCGCCGGACCAGCCCCGGTCGTCCTGCCCTCCGCCCCACCTCCCAGGCGCTGCGGCTGCGGGTCAGCAGCTCGTCCAGCTCCGCCGCCGAGGCGTGCCCGCCGTGCCCGAGCAGGTAGTCGACGATCTGGAGCGGGCGCGGGTGCCTGTAGAAGGCGGAGATCGCAGACGTCAGGAGACGGTCGCCCGCGACCGTACTGACCCCAGTTGCCCTCAGCGTCTGCATCGGGATGCGGAGCGTTTGACTCATGCTCTCGGTGAGAGCGCTGTCGAGCATGGCCGCTGAACCGCTGCGGTCCGGGAACCTCCGGTACTCGGTGAGCCCGCGACGCACCCACGCCCAGAGTGCGCTGGCCATCCACTCGGGCACGCCGTCGTGGAGAGCGTCGTACTCCGCGATCTCCTCGTCGGTCTCAACACCGAACGGCCGCCAGGTCTCCTCGGTCACGCGGCGAGTGTGTCAAACCACACCGACAGTTCGCCGGAACCGCAGGCGGTCGGTCCGCGTCTCGGAGCTACTCCCTAGGGAGACCGCGGCGGGTACCCAAGCCGTCCGCCCGCCGGCTGCACACATCGCTGCATCGGGCGTTGCCTCCGCCGGCCGTGCGCCCGGTGCTCCTTGCCTACTTCCCGCGGCCCTACGAGGACGGTGCCGGCGCGATCGTCGCGGGCGGCAGTGGCGTCGGCGTCAGTGTCGGAGCTGGGCCACCCGGCAGCTCCAGTGGCCGTCCAATCCAGTCCCAGGCGAGGCCGGACGTGAGCAGTATGGCAATCACCCAACCCATAGCCAGCGGGAACGCAAGCCAGAAGCGAGGCCCGGAGGCCAGGGGCAGGATGTGCTGGATGAGCCGGCCTCGGATCCAGGTGATTCGACCCGTTAGACGCGCATTCAAGGCGGCAGTGATGCCGGTCAAGATCGTGATGTTGTAGAGGCAAAGCAGCATGATGACGAGAACACCCAGGGCCTTGTAGGCCAGAAAGAACATGACTGACGAGTCATATCGATGGATCAGCTCCGGCACGGCCTCTAGCCAAGAATACTGGGCTACTTCGCCTCTTAGATCACTGATCGTCTGACCCTGGTAGCGGCCAAGCGTGACACCCAGGATGCCGCACAGGCCCACGACCGCTGTGATCGCACTGAGCACCAGCCACAGGCGCACCTGAGGAATGGGGAGCCTAACTGTTCGACGGTGGGTCAACAGCGCGAATGTAGCCAGACCAACGTCAATTCCGATCACAACGTTAACAACCCAGAAGTAGGCACTCAGGAAGGCGGCAGCGGTGATGGCGATCGCCGCCAGCGCACCGAACAGGAACAGCCAGACGTCGTCGTCGGAGTCTGGACGAGGTTTCGCGCTGGTTGGCGTTCCCTTCGGGACGACTGGAGGCGCGGGAGGAGGCGGCGCTGCGGCCTTCTCAATGAATACGTAGACGTTCCCGCCGCCGGCCCCTGCGCTCGGAGCCTCCAACCATGGCTTAACGATCAAGTACTCAATGATGAGCACAAGAACGCTGACGATCAGCGCGCCGTACGGGCCGGTCAGAATGTCCTTCACGCGAGCTTGATACCCCGACGTCGGGACTTCCGCGCGTTTCTGATCCGGATACGGCGTGTCCCCCGCCAGAGGCCCTCCCCGGCCAGTTACCCCCAGCTCCCCTCCGCAGCGGCTCTCAGGGTCACTCCTGCCGCTCTTCACCCCTTCCGCGCCAGCTCGACGAGGTACCGGGCGCGCCCAGTGAGATCCCGAGGCACTCGCGGATCTCGCTGACCCGCACGTCACGTCGCAGCAGCGGCCTCACCCGCGACACCTGCCGGTCCCGCTCCACCCGGTCGGCAGCCACGGCGTAGGACGCTCGGACGCCGTCACCGATCTGCCGCCGGTGCTCCTCGGTCAGCAGGCGCTTTCCAAGTCCTTCTTCGACTTCTGGCTCGGGGTGGGGGCGGGGTCACTTCCTGGGGACGTTCCCCGCCTCTCACGTCCGCGAGGTCAGTACAGGTGCCGGTCCCGGAAGGTGACCGTCAGCGTCTCGTCCGCGGCGGGAGGGGTGAACAGCACGAGCCGCTGCGGCGCGTCGCCCTTTGGCGCGTACATGATCGTCTGTTCCGGCAGGGAGAAGGCCTGCACGTCCACGGCGATCTCCCCTTCGGCGTAGCCCTTGTTCAACGGCTCGTAGCGCACGCCCCACTTCTCGTCCCCGACGGCGAACAGCGGCCAGTCCCCATCGACGAACACGACCCACGAGCCGTCGAAGTCGTTGGTCAGGAACACCTCAACCAGCTCGTTGGGCGGCACCTGCACCACGACGTCGTCCGCGAACCCTCGCGCGTTACCCGTGTCACGGATGACGACGATCGAGCCGTCCGACTGGACTCTCGCGATCTTGCCCATGCTCTGCTCCTCGGTGCGGAGCCACGCCAGCACCGGGAGGGCACGCACGACCACGGCCGGTGTGGTCGTGGCGTGCGGTGGCGACTCGATCGAGCCGACGAGGAGAGCGTAGTCGGTCTCCACAGTCGACGGAGCCGAAGCCGAAGCCCCCCCCCCGGCTCTCCAGGTCACTCCTGCCGCTCTTCACCCCTTCCGCGCCAGCTCAGCCAGGTGCCGGCCTCACCCGCTCCCGATCTGCAGCTCCCCCCGATCTCCCCGACCGGCATGCCGTGCCGCAGCAGTGCGCCCGAACCCGGGCGACCTGCCGGTCCTGTGCCGGCGCGGGGGCGCAGGACCCTCGGACGCCGTCACCGATCCGTCGCTTCGTCTCCTCCGTCAGCAGGCGTCCGGGATCGGCGGCTGAACCGACGCCCGGTCCTCGACGGCGGTCACGCCGCGTCCTCGTTCACGGCGAGACGGACGGGACCCGACTTGTGAGCACGGACCCCTGCGAACAGCCGGGTCGTGTAGACCTCCAGCGCCTCGGCGACGTCCTCCGGGAAGGGACCGTCACGCCGGACCTTCATCGCGGTCGCCCGACTCGCCAGCCGCGCCCACATGTCGTGGGCCACGAGCGAGGCGCATCGCTCACAGGCACTCCAGTCGCCCTCCATGAGGTGGTCCTCGCCCGGCACCATCACGACGGTCACGTAGGTGCCGGTCGGCACGACGAACTGCGGGTCATCGACGCCACAGAAGTCGCAGCGACCGGTGGCCGTGACGCCTCCCAGCTCCACTAGAACGACCGGGTGGTCCTCCCGGCGGAGTGACCCGTGGACCCACACGGGCTCGGTCACGCCGCGGTCCTGGACCTTCACGAGGTACTGCCCGCAGACAGCGCAGACCTTGGGCGCTTCGGGGTCGAGTGGCTTCACGCTCAACGACATCACCTTCTTCTGCTCGACGGGACCTGGTTCCACTTTGGTTCCCTGGTTCCGCTTTTCTCCCTATTCCCTTTTCTACGAGTGAGATGGCATGTTTCGTTTAGGCCGTTTAGGCCTCATCTCTCAAGACTGATTAATAGGTGGAACCTTGGAACCAGTCAGAACCACGAGATCAGAGGGCAGTTGATCTTGGATCCACTTTGGAACTGTGGGCACTATTTGTGGAACCAGCAGGCTCAGCTCAGGCGAGGTCGACCATCCGCGTCATCGCGTAGTCGCTCTCTCGGGAGCCCGGGATCTTGATCTTGGCCCAGGTTCCACCTCGTTCGTGCAGCATCCGGCGGGCCGAGAGCACGAAGTTGGAACCCACTTCGCCGGCCGGGTCGCCGAACCCGAGCAGGCGCGCACGCTCCTTGATGAGCTGCTCAACGCGCGCCTTCCGGACGCCGTCGCCGTTCCGGAGACCACGTGCCTCCCACTCGGTGTCGGACAGGATCGCGATCCAGGCCGATTCCTCGGTGCCGGTCTCCTCGCCGAGCAGTGCACGCACCACGGTGGCGACCGGGTCGGCGTCCGCAACGAACTGCTCACGCTGCTCCTGCATCGCCTCCGGGAGGTCGCCGAGCCCGCCCTCTCGGCCGAACGTGGCCAGCCCCGTCAGAACCCACCGCAGGATCGCGGAGCGCTCCTGAGCGGACTCCAACACCCGGATCGCCCAGTTCTCGTCCGCGCGGTCCTCCGGCTTCGCCGCCGCCCACTCCTTGGGGTTCTTGCTCTGGATCCAGAACCGGTGCTCGAACGGCACGACGTGGATGCGGGCGGCGAGCGCCGTGTCTCCGGGCGGGAACGTCGGTGGGTGGTTGCTGCTCATGAACAGCGTGGCCGAGAAGTAGTAGCGGATCGGGTTGGCGTACTTGGCGGTGCCGGACACCGACTCGCCGCCGGTCACCCGCTTCACGATCTCGGCGTCCAGCATCTCCCCGTCCGGCAACTCCGACATGATCACGAACCGCTTGCTGCGGGCCTGCGCCATGAACAGCTCGCCGGCTCCCGAGCGCTGGCCGTTGCGAGTGAGGGCCTGTGACGACACCACCAGCGAGTAGGGCGCGAACACGCCGCGCTCGCCGGCGATGCACTCCTGGAGGGTCGACTTCGCGGTATCGCCAGGTCCGTACTGCCAGACCATCGACTTGCCGGCTACTCCGGGCGTTCCGAGGAGGGCCGCTCCGTAGCGCTTCTGGAGGTACGCCCGCACGTCCGGGTTCGGCAGGATCTTGGCGACCCCGCGCTCCCACTCCGACTCCCCCGCGTTGCGCAGCTGGTCCCGCCATGCCATGTCCAGGGCGCTGGTCATGTACATGAGCGGCGAGAACGGCTGCAGGTTCACCTCGCCGGTCGCCTTCACGTCCTCCAGGTCCACCACGCCGTCCTGGAGGACGAGCCAGCGGGTGAAGGAGTCCCACTTGTCCTCGGACACCGCCAGGCGAGCCCGGAGGTCGCTGCGCATGACCCGGAACTTGCCCCCGAAGATCGCGTCCACCAGGGCCTTGGCCTCGGTCAGGGGAGTGATCAGCTGGGCGCGCTGACGGAGCGCGTCCTGGTACGCGTCCTTGACCTGCTGCGGCTCGTTGTTCCCGGGCTTCGGCGGCGCCGGCGTGAGCACGTCCGCCACGCCCCGCATGAAATCCACGGCCCGGTTGAGCGCCATGGTGAAGCGGTCCACCATCGCGTCCACCTGGTCCAGGACCGTCACGCCGTGGCTGCCGAACCACTCCCCCTCCTGCACCCACACACCCCGGGAGGGGTCGTAGAGGCGAAACGGCTTGCCCTTGATCGAGTCCACCGACCGGGCGATGTGACCCACCGCGGCAGCGAGGTGGTCGAGCGCCCGCTTCTCGGTGCGCGGGATGCGGTTGATGAAGTTCCTCACCTGCTCACTGGGCATCTGGTCCCCGAGCAGCTCTTCCAGGAACCGACCCGCGGCGAACGGGTCCTTGAACACCGGCCGCGTCTCCCAGCGACGAGCTGCCTCGGCCAGGCCGGTGTTCCACCACACGGCGACGTCCCAGTCGATCTCGTCGACCGCGTCCACGAGCATCGCGTCGACCATGTGGTTGAGGTGGACATCGTCGACGTCGGGTGTCTTGTCCGCCCACGAGAACACGTCACGGGGCCACCGCCGACCGGCCTGCGCGGCGTGCAGGTCGTAGTACTCCGACTCCCGAGCGTCCGGCGGGGGCGGCGGCACCAGGTAGGGCATAGCCGGGGTCTCGTTGCTGTCGGGCATCGCGTTGGTCTCCAGGGCGGTCACGCCGCCTCCTCGTTCGGACGGGTAACGGGCGGGAAGAGGTCGTCCAGGAGGTCCTTCTTGACCGGGCGGGGGATGTGGGCCTCGGCCCACTCCCGGGTCATGAGGACTCCGGCGATCCACCACGCCTCCGAGCGGTCCGGGCGGCGGTACTCGCGCTCGATGACCTCGTCCGTTCGGATCGCGCCGAAGTCGAACAGCGCGAGCGAGATCACGAGGTCCACGTCCTCCCAGGCGACGCGGTACGCGCGTCCGGGGCGCCCGGGCGCGTGCGGCAGACCCAGCGGGTTCAGGTGCTGGCGCTCACAGGTGTCCGGGTATCGGATCATCGCGGCGTACAGGTCCAGCCGCTCGATGGAGGGCAGGTCGTCGTCGGTCACGCCGCACGCTCCAGCCGGACGTGGCCGAACCGCTCCAGCAGGCCGGCGACGATCTCGCCGACGTGCTGGCGCTCCATCCGCCACACCCCGCTGCCGACGTACACGGGCATCCCCGCCGAGGCGGGCAGCAGGTCCGCCGGGTGCCCGGAGCCGTCCGGGAGCTCGAACTCGACGTAGCCCCGCAGCTCCGAGGTCTGGACGACGATCACCGGGTCATCCCCACGCGGCCAGCGAGCGCGATCGCCGTCGCGGCGAAGGCGATCAGCGGCATGAGCGTCCAGCCGGCCATGAGCCCGAGGACGCCTGCGATGACGAGCAGGAGGCCGGTCACAGCGACTCGCCCTTGCGGGGAGCCGGGATGGCCTGGCCCTGGATGAGGCGCTGCACCGACTCAGCCGTGACGCGGACGGACTTCGCGGTGACCTGGACGCCGTCCAGGCGACCGTCCGCGACCATGCGCCGGACGGTCAGGAGGGAGACCGAGAGCAGCTCGGCGGTCTCCTTGTACGAGTAGAGGAGAGGTGTCACGGGAGACTCCAGGTGCAGGCGGGAAACGACTGGTCTTCCACCGGAGCCCTAGTCGCCACTAGCTGACGCAGACAGGTGTCTCGTTCACGGTGCTCCTCGGGTGACGGCCCGGCGTTCTGCCGGGGTGCGACCACCGTCCAGCGCGGGACCGGGTCCGGCACAGGCCTCCGCCGCGTCTGTGGAGCGGACCCCCGACTGTGGACGACGGCCACCACAGTGCGGCCGCGTCCGCTACGGCACCCGGCCGCGGACGGTCCATGCCCGGGCGGTCAGGGCGATCGAGCCGTCGTCCCGCGCCGGCAGCGTGTGGCGGAGCTCGTCCCCGATCCCCGTCCGCACCTCCTCCGCCACGGTCGCGAGGTACGCCGGCGCGTGCCCGGTGCCGCCGAGGAAGGGCTGCCAGTAGTCGTCGAAGTCCGCGAACACGGTGGGGACGTCGACCGCGCCGGTGACCACCTCCTCGAGCCCGGCGCCGATGAACACCCGGCGGAGGGGCTCGGGCGCGCAGACCGGGAAGCGGGCGCCCTCGTCGAGCCCGGCACCGTCGGGGTCGATCAGCGCAGCGGCGTCCCAGAAGGCCCGCATCAGCTGCATGCCGCCGGCGTAGTCCCACACGTAGGCGGCCACGACCGCGCCCGGGACGGCGACCCGGCGCCACTCGGCCACGGCGGCGCTCGGGTCGGGCAGGAAGTTGAGCACCAGGCCGGAGACGACCGCGTCCGCCGAGCCGTCGGCCAGGGGCAGGGCCGCGGCGTCACCGGCGGAGAACACCGCGCGCGGGTCCGGCACGTGCGCCGCGGCGTGCCGGACGAACGCCGTCGACCGGTCGATCCCCCGCACGGCCGACGGTTCGGCGAGGTCGAGGACGGTGCGGGTCAGCACCCCCGTGCCGCAGCCCACGTCCAGCCATCGTCGTCCGGGCGGCACGCCGAGCTCGGCGACGAACCGCCGCGCGACCGGCCGGCTCCACCGGCCGACGTAGGCCTCGTAGCGGTTCCCGTCCGCCCAGGAACCGATCCCCGCCGTCGTCGCGTCCAT